AGTATTAAATCCTACGGTAACCGCAGTAGGCACTGAGTTTTATTCTGAACTGATTACAAGCGCAGAAGGACAAGGAAATAGAAGTGGCGCTGGTGGTCGTGGTTTAAGTTTTGAATTTATTTTAAAACCACTGACAACTTATCTATTTAGATTGACAAACGTAAACGGTAGCCCTCAAATGGCTGAGATGCGGATAGATTGGTACGAATAATGGACAAGCCAAAGAAAGAAGTTTGGGATGAGCCAAGACCAAAAGGTCTAGGTAAGCCAGACAAGTTGAGCGACGCACAAAAACGCAATGCTATGCGCCGAGCGCAGAAAGCTGGCCGTCCGTACCCGAATCTAATCGACAATATGGCAGCGGCTAGAGGGAAGTGATGAGCAAATACAAAGATCCTGAAGGCGGTTTGACTGAGGCTGGCAGGCGCAAGTTTGAGGCATCGGGCGAGAGCAAGAATCTCCAGCCGGGAGTCAAGGAATCGTCTCCGTCAGGTGAGAAAGCAAGACGTAAAGGATCTTTTTTGACACGGTTTTACACCAATCCGAGTGGCCCACTGGTTGATGAGGATGGTGACCCGACAAGGCTGGCATTAGCTGCAAACGCATGGGGTGAGCCTGTGCCAAGAACAGCGGCATCAGCAAGACGGTTGGCCGCAAAGGGCAGGAATTTACTAGATAAGTACAAGCTGGAGAGAGAAAATGGCTGATTGGATAAAAGAATATCAGAACTTTTCTTCCCAAGATTGGAAGCCAACTACTTTAGCTCCTGCTGAAGAGGCCAAGTTTCGCACTTGGATTCAAGGTACAAAGTTATTTAACTCCGTAAAAGCGGATATCGCTGCGGAAAATAATCTTCAACCAGAAAAATTAGACAACAACAAAGTTATAGATATGTTGTCTCAACAGAACGACTACGATTATCGTGGGGCATGGAAGGCTGGTGTAAAAGAGGTTATTAGCAAACACGACAACAGACCTCATTGGCCTTCGTCTGCTGGAGATAAGATGCTGAAATCTCCAAAACATGAGACGGCGTGGAAAGAGTTTTTTATGCGGCAGTACAACAAAGACCCTGATGATATTGGATTATCAACCTTTGACCAAGCAAGGCAATGGTCTGCTAAGAAAGAGTCCAGTAAAAATGCAATGCCGACACAACGTGGTGCTGATCGCTCAATGCTGATGAAAGAAAGGCTGAAATAATGGCTGAGATGTCCTACATGAAGGGTACACGCCGCAAGGTCTACCAAGGCAAGAAGATGCCAACGGATGAGATCTTACGTCGTGCCGAGAAAGCGCAGCGAGACAAGGATCTATTTGAAGCTTTGTACACCGATGCTTATGAGTTTGCCCTGCCACAACGTCAGCTTTACGGCTACTACGACGGCAACTCCAAGGGCGCGAAGAAGATGTCGCGGGTCTTTGACTCGACAGCCATCAACTCGACTCAGCGGTTTGCCAATCGTCTTCAGTCTGGCATCTTCCCGCCACAGCGTAAGTGGTGCAGGCTAGAACCCGGAACCGATGTGCCTGTTGAGCAGCGCGACCAAGCACAGGCCATCATGGATGTGTACATGGAGAAGATGTTTGCCGTCATCAAGCAGTCGAACTTCGACATTGCTATCGGTGAGTTCCTGCTAGATCTAGCAGTTGGCACAGCCTGCATGATGGTGCAGCCGGGCGATGACATCTCGCCTATCAACTTTACGCCGGTTCCCATGTTCCTTGTGGCGTATGAGGAAGGTGCAAACGGTACTGTAGACAAGATCTACCGCCGTATGCGTATGAAGGCAGAGGCCATCCAGCAGCAGTGGAAAGACGCTGTATTCTCTGACTACTTGCAGCAGATGATCGACAGCAAGCCAACAGAAGACATCGATCTGATGGAGGCCACTATCTATGACTCAGAACGTGGCGATTGGTGCTACCACGTTATCGAGGTAAAGACCAAAGAGGAGATCGTCTACCGCCGTATGTTGTCCTCGCCTTGGGTCATTAGCCGCTACTCCAAGATTGCAGGTGAAGTCTACGGTCGTGGCCCACTCCTCACTGCAATGCCAGACATCAAGACGCTGAACAAAACCCTTGAGTTGCTGCTGAAAAATGCCTCTTTGGCTGTGGCTGGTGTCTACACTGCGGCTGATGATGGTGTGCTAAATCCTCAGACAGTCAAGATTGTGCCGGGGGCGGTTATCCCAGTAGCTCGTAACGGTGGCCCACAGGGCGAATCACTCCGTGCCTTGCCTCGTGCGGGTGACTTCAATGTCAGCCAGATCGTTATTAACGACCTCCGTGCCAACATCAAGCGTACTTTGCTGGATGAGTCCCTGCCACCAGACAATATGTCGGCTCGTTCTGCCACTGAGGTGGTTGAGCGCATGAAGGAGCTGGCTCAAAACCTTGGCTCTGCCTTTGGCCGCTTGATTAACGAGACGATGATCCCGCTGGTTTCTCGTATCTTGCAGGTCATGGACGAGCGTGGCTTGGTCAATATGCCACTGAAGGTCAATGGTCTGGAGATCAAAGTCTCTCCTGTGGCTCCGCTGGCAATGGCGCAGAACATGGAAGAGATCAATAACATCGTCCAGTTCATGCAGCTTACCTCCACGATGGGTCAAGAGGGGATGCTGGCAGTTAAGACGGGCGAGTTGATTGACTACATTGGCGACAAGCTGGGTATCCCGTCAGCAGTCAGGAATACAGCAGCAGAGCGTGGCTTCCTGATGGAGCGTCAGGAACAGATGATGTTGCAACAGCAGGCGGCACTGGCGATGGCAGGACAGCAGCAGGCACTGATGGAAGGACAGCCGCAAGGAGCGCCGGGTGGAATGTGATCTGCGCCATCATTTCGCTGATGGGCTGTACGGGAAAGAATACTTTTTGCCGAAAGGGTGGGCGGTTCCGCAACACGTCCACTCGTATTCCCATCTATCTATCTTGGCAAAAGGTGAAGTGGTTGTAGATATAGATGGGGAACATAAGTTTTACAAGGCTCCAGCCTGCATAGAAATAGAAGCAGAGAAGTCGCACGTCATCATTACACAGACAGATACCGTCTGGTACTGCATACACGCGACAGAGCAGGCAGAGGAGGAAGATGTAGTAATCGTGCCAAACAGGGAGGCTTATGGCAGGGTGGGATGATCTGGAGGCAATGCAGGAAGCAATGGCACCTCCACAATCTAGCGATATGGATAAACTGTGCTTACGAGTTTTTGGCACAGAGGAAGGGCAGAAGTTGCTCAAGTGGTTTCGAGAGATAACGATTGAGCAGCCATGCTGGGGGCCGGGGAATGATCCATCCTACGGTTATTTTTTAGAGGGGCGATGCTCTTTAGTCAAAGAGGTTGAGTCCCGCATACATAGAGCGAGGAACCTTTGAGCGATAATGAAACGGCAGTCGAGCCTAGTGATTCAGCAGCAGAGTCCACTGGCCTACTTGACAACGTAGAAGCCAGTGAAGACAAAGCTCCTGAAGACACCAAAGCAGCGGCAGTAGATCATCGTGCCGCAGAATCCATCCCCGATGACGAGCCAGTTGACCGGCCTGACTGGTGGCCTGAAAACTTTTGGAATAAAGATAACAACGAACCAGACCTTGAGGGCATGGCTAAGTCTTGGAAAGACCTTCGCAAGATGGTATCCAAAGGCGCTCACAAAGCCCCGCCAGAAGGTAAGTACGATATTTCCGCATTTGGCGAGAACGCAGAGCAGCTTGAGTTTGTCCCGATGTTTAAGGACTGGGCTGCTGAAAACGGCGTATCCCAAGCTGCATTTGATGACATTGCAACAAAGCTCCGTGGGATTGCCGAAAACACAATAGGTGTCCCTGACATTGACATACAAGCAGAGCGTAAGGCTTTAGGGCCAAATGCTGATGCTGTCATTAATGGCATGGTCAATTGGGCTAGAGGCTTGGTCAACAAGGGTGTGTGGTCATCAGAAGACTTTGAGGAGTTCAAGATCATGGGTGGTACAGCCCGTGGGATTAAGGCTCTATCGAAGATTCGGGAAGCCTATGAAGGCCGTATCCCCACAGAGTCGCAACCGATTGAAGGCCAGATGTCTGATCTTGAGTTACAGGCTATGGTTGGCGATCCTAAGTATGAAACCGACCCGTCTTACCGTCAGAAAGTAGAGCGCCTATTTCAGAAACGATATGGTTAAATAGGAGTCTCCACTCCTCCACGGAGTTTGCCCCCAGCCGGTCTGGGGGTTTTTTTTGCAAAAAACTATCAAAAAGACTTGCGCAATAGACAAACCTGATTACAATATGTAACCGAGGCATATCAGATTACCGACCCTCAGATGGTTGTACCCAACTGGCTGGCACCCTACTGCAAGCAACCGGCCCGGATCACCGGCTCACCGACAGCGAGAAACCTCTTTATAACTTTATCAAAAGGTAAACAAAATGGCCGTTAATCTGTCTACAGCCTTTGTAACCCTGTTTGATGCGGAAGTTAAGCAAGCCTATCAGGCTTCGGCGGTTCTCCGTCCGGCTGTCCGTATTCGTTCGGGTGTTGAAGGTTCAACTTACAAATTCCCTAAAATCGGTAAGGGTGTCGCTCAGATCCGCATTCCGCAGACTGACGTTACTCCTCTGAACGTAACTTACTCGCAGGTGACTGCAACTCTTAGCGACTATATCGCTGCTGAGTATTCGGACATCTTCATGCAAGCCAAGGTCAACTTCGACGAGCGTCGTGAGCTGGTCAAGGTTGTGTCGAGCGCAATCGGTCGTCGTCAGGATCAACTGATTCTGGACGCGCTGACTGCTTCTAGCGGCACTTCGGTTAGCAATGACATCGGTGGTACTGACACCAACATGAACGTTGCCAAGCTGCGCTCTGCTGCTCAGACGCTGAATGCCAACAACGTCCCTATGGATGGCCGTCACATCATCATCCATGCAAGTTCTTTGGCTTCGCTGTTGTCTGAGACTGCTGTTACCTCGTCTGACTTTAACACTGTCAAGGCGCTGGTTCAGGGCGAAATCAACACATTCTTGGGCTTCACCTTCCACGTTCTGGGTGACCGCACTGAGGGTGGTTTGATTAAGGACGGTTCAAATGACCGTACCTGCTTCGCATTCCACAAAGACGCAGTTGGTCTGGCAGAAGGCATTTCACCAAAAACTGAGATCAACTATGTGCCAGAGAAGACTTCCTTCCTGATCGCTTCGATGTTCTCGGCTGGTGCTGTGGCGATTGACGATGAAGGTATCGTCAAGATCGTCTGCCGCGAATCTTAATCTAGGAGGTTAATCATGGCATTTTCCGCAACTGGCTGGGTCACAGTGTGTGCTGCTAAAGCAGGCAACGCACCCTCGATGTACCTGTACAAGACCGCTGACACTCAGGCAACCGTCAACACGGCAGATTACTTTCTGTCCCTGAAAGACACCCTGAAAGCTGGCGATATTATCTTTGTCTATGACACTACGACTCCAAGTTTGGTTCTGACATACGTCAACGCCGTTTCGTCTACAGCAGTAGACATTGCTGACGGCACGACTGTTTCGGCAACTGATACGGACTAACCCGTAGTTAGGCAGCACAGGGCTAGTTCTGGGGAAACTTGGGACTAGCCCTTTATTACATGAGAGGTTGTTATGGCCGCAGGCGATACAGCAGTTGCTATCTGTTCTGACGCATTGATCCTATTGGGCGCAAAGCCCATTTCGTCTTTTAACGACGGAACAGACGAGGCCAACTCTTGTGACCGTCTGTACCCAGACGTTCGGGATATGACGTTATCTATGTACCCGTGGTCGTTTGCCTACAGAAAAGTTCGATTGTCACGGTTGATTACTACGCCGACAACAGAATGGAAGTACGAATACCAGATGCCGGGAGATCGCCTTGGTAATCCCCGTGCAGTCTTTGAAACAGCTAATGCTTATGCCCGTCCCGTTAAGCTCTGGGAGATTGAGGGCGACAAGCTGCTGACGAACTACGAGGATGTCTACATTGACTATCCTTACCAGACCCCAGAATACGCGATGCCGCAATACTTCATTCAGTTATTGAAGTACATGATGGCGTGGCACTTGGCTTACCCGATTACTGAGCAAGAGACTAAAACAGGTTACTGGCAGGGTGTTGCTGTCGGCTCTCCTTCTGAGAATGGCCGAGGCGGCTACTTCCGTCAAGCGTCAAACATCGATGCTCAAGGTCAGCCGCCACAGGTTATCGAAGATTACGAATTGGTCGCGGTGAGATACTAATGGCTAGGTTCTTAAGTTTCCAGACGAACTTTAGTACCGGGGAATTAGATCCGTTGCTACGCGCTCGTGTGGACATTCCGCAGTACGAGAATGCGCTGGCAAAAGCCACCAATGTCATCATTCAACCGCAGGGTGGCGCTCGTCGCCGTCCCGGTACTAAGCACGTTTTTGAGCTGCCTAATTCTAGTACGCCATCTGCTGCAAATGGTGTTCGGCTTATATCTTTTGAGTTCTCAGTTGATGACCGTTATATGCTCTGCTTTGTTGCTGGCAGGATGTATGTGGTCAAGAATGGCGCATTGATTACAGCCATTAATGGCGGTGCTGATAATTACCTGACTGTATCTGCATTGACTGGAGCTATGCTGTCATCGTTGTGCTGGACACAATCAGCGGATACATTGATTGTTGTCCACCCAGATTTGCAGCCAATCAAGATTGTTCGTGGTGCCAATGATGCGGCTTGGACTGCCAGCACTATTACGTTTGACTCTATCCCAAAGTACGCATTTACCCAGACATTCAGTAATCCTGCTGCAACGCTGACTCCATCGGCTGTATCGGGCAATATTACTTTGACGGCTGGCTCGTCGGTGTTCCTATCGACGCACGTTAATCAGTACATCAACGCTACGCCACAAGGTCGCGTCAGAATTACAAAGTACATCAGCGGTACGGTTGTCGAAG